CAACCTTAGAAGACAACATATATTTGCTCCACAAGATCAAATCGATACAGGAGAAGACTGGAGACAAAATCTAAGTGGTGGTGTATTCCAAGCTGGTCAACAAGAATTAGGATTCTGGGGAAGTGTAGGACAAGTCTTTAATGGAGAAAATCCTTTATCAAACTCTACGTGGGATGATGAAGCTACTCAATATAAGAATCCTCAATCATTAGAATTCGGTATAAATAATAACATTAAAAGATTATCTGGTTCTGGATCTGCCCATCATATGGGTTATTGGCCTACAACTGCTTTCTTTACTTGGTTGAAACTTAAAGCTGGAGGTGCCGCACTTGGTACTGTTGCACCCGCAGTAGGTTTAAAAAGTCAAGCAGTTAGAACAGCTGTAATGAATCCAGTAACTTGGAAAAAAGGTACAGGAATTAAACATGCTGTCGGACAAATAGGTAAGATAACAGTTGCTGAAACTTTACCATCTGCAGCCTTTGCTGATCTACAAGCCGATGGTTGGAATCATATGCGTGAAGATGGTGTATTATATGGACTTGCTAATTTATATCCTGAAACTGCAATCTTTGCTCCACAAGTAGCACAAGGAGTAGAATCACCTGTCTTTAAACAGGCTGATTTTGTTGTAAGTGAAATAGCTGGTGGTATGGCAGGTATGGGAGTTTTTGCTGGATTAGGGAATGTTGTAACCCATGCTGCTCCAGCAGGCTTTAAATACATGGCTAAAAATGGCATGAAATATGCAGCCAAACAACGAGAAGCTATGGGTGTAAGTCTTAAAAATATATCTAATAGTTTAGAAGCTCCTTTAGCTGATCAAGCTCATTGGTTTGCAAAGAATCAACAGAAATTAGCAGACTGGGGTGAAGCTGCTGGAGTACAGGCAGGTAAAGCTTATGAAGGAGCACGGAATGCTTTTAATAGTGCTTTAGATGCTGACGATGGTATCCTAAGATCAGGTTATGGTGTCTATAAAGATGGTCAGAAAATGTTAGGTCAAGGCTTAACAAAAGCTAGATCTGGTATAAGACAAGCTATTAATGATTTAGATGAGATTAGAAATACTATTGGTATTGGAAAGAAAGGTAGTACAGATTCACTGTTTAGCCAAACTGATATGGCAAATGCAGTTAAACGAGGTGTACCTGAAAACAAACTGAATTCAATGACTGAAGAGTTAATGAATGATTCAGTTTGGAAACAACAAATAGATGCAAAAAACCCTCTTAAAAATACTAGAAGAGCTGTATCAGAAAGTGCAGAATTAGGTATTAGAGAAGTATTGGGTAGAGATGCTGCTAGTTTAACTCCAGATGAATTCTGGGGTAAAACCTTATTAGATCAACCTTTAAATGTCGATGATTTTTCTAAGATATCTAACTTTGATAAGTGGGCTATAAAGAATATAGAAGTACAAGATGCTGTTAATGAATCTCTATTATTACAATTAAGAGACTCTGCAATGGCAGGAAGTGAGTTAATAGGTCATACTGATATCTTTGCCATGGATGGTACCATGAGAAAGATAGCTGATAATCTTGTTGTAGGTTTAAGTCAAGTTAAAAAAACTCAACATACTTGGGATCTTGCACGTAGAATGATGAGAGAAGGAGATGGTAAATTATCTTCTGAACAACTTATTGATCTTGCAGCACAAACAGGTAAGAGAGCTTCTGAACTTCATAATGAAACCAAACAGAGTGTTCAATCAATGTTGAACATGATGATGGAACAGCCTGATGATGAATTTGCTAAAGCTTTATTAGATGTAGTTAAAGTATCTAACGAAGTTCATAACTTAAAAGATTTAGATGCTTGGATGCATCAAAAACTTATAGGCGGTGAATTTGGTGGTAAAGTTAAAACAGGTGCGTTGATTTCAGAGTTACAACAAGTAATGGTCCAAAGTATGCTAAGTGGTCCTAAAACTCCACTTAGAGCTATGTTAGGTACTACAGTTAATACATACGCAAATGCTATTAACGAAGCTTTCGGTGCAATGATTAGAGCACCGTTCACTGGAGATATAGCTAGTAGAAAAGCTTCTGTAGCTAAATTACAAGCATATTTCCAATTAATACCTGAAGCATATCAAGTATTTCAAAAACAATGGAACGCTAAATTTGATGCAAATATTGCAGATATAAAAACTAGATATTTCGATGGATCTACTATAACTAAAGGAGATCAAACATTTGAAGCTGCAGGTCGTTGGGCTGAACTACGAGGTTCACCTGGAGAAAAAGCTGCTTTCTATGGTCATAATGTTACTAGACAATTAACTAACAATAAACTTTTTGGATGGTCCCCAAGAGCTTTAGCAGCTGTTGATGATACATATCTATGGTTAATGGCTAGGACTAGATCTAAAGAACTTGCTATGCGTGAAGTCTTAGAAGCTGCTGGTGAGAATCATACAAAAATCACACCTGAACTATTAAAGAAAGCAGAGGATATCCATTATAATCGTTTATTAGATGGTAATGGTAATATAGATATAAGAAAAGATTCTTGGTTCCAGAAACAATTTGAAGAGGTTACATTAACTTCTCCATTAAAAGGTACAGCTCAAAAACTAGATAGTGTATTTAATGATATACCCTTAATCAAACCTTTCTATCTATTTGCTAGAACAGGTATCAATGGTTTAAATTTTAGTTTTAAAAGTACTCCATTATTAGGAGCTTTACATAAAGAATCAATAGATATTTTAAGCCATAAAGGTACTGACTTTACAAAGTTAGCTCAATATGGTATTGAAAATGCTAATGATTTAGCTAATGCTAGAAATCTTTTCGCAGGTAGACAGGCAATAGGTGCAGCAGCAGTTACAACTGTGTCTGGATTATACATGGCTGGACAATTAACTGGTAATGGTCCTGCTGATAGGAAGTTAAGACAAAGCTGGATTAATGCTGGATGGAAACCTAACCATATCTATATTGGTGATGTAGGGTTTGATTATACTACCTTAGAACCTTATAATACTATCTTTGCAACTATCGCTGATATTGGTGACAACATGGAACTAATGGGCAGTGAGTGGGCTGAGAAACGATTACAAGCTGTAGGGTTTGTTGTTGGTAGAGGCTTAACAGGTAAAACATATATGTCTGGTTTAGATCAAATGATGCAAATAGCACAGATGAAACCAGGTGCATTAGAAAAAGGAGCTGCAAATATATTTAATAATAGTATACCTCTTGCAGGTATGAGGAATGAATTCGGTAAATGGATTAATCCTCATATGAAAGAATTAAACTCTGATATGTGGTCTTCCATTAGAAATAGAAACCAAGCATCTGAATATCTAGCTGGAGAAGGAGCATTACCTGATAAATATGATATGTTAAATGGTAAGCCAATTAAAAACTGGAATATCATTGGTAGATCCTTTAATGCTGTCTCACCAGTATCATTAGATATTAGAAATGATACACCTGGAAGAAGGTTATTATTAGATAGTAACTATGATCTTAAATCTACAGTCTATTCTTATGGTGGTTATTCTTTTGTTAAGAGTGCTAAAGTAAGAAGTGAATTCCAAAGAGAGATAGGTTCTGTACCTGTTGAAGTTGGATTTAAGAAATTTAAGAATGTAGAAGAAGCATTAAACCATCTTGCTACAAGAGATGATATTAAAAAATCCATGGCTAAAATGCAAGCTGATGGTAAGAATCCAGCTAATTGGGATGTAGATCCGAACCAATATCCACATAATACTCTGATTGATAACATAATGAATCAGGCTAGGGCTAAAGCTTTTGCTAGGTTAAACCAACCTACTCACCCAGGGAACGCAGCTTTAGAAGAAATAAAGGCGGAAAAGGATGGCTTAGATTCTAAAACTAGGAATACTAGAGATGAAATTATTAATCTAAGTTTTCCAAACAGACAAGTAGAACAATTCCCTAAGAACTAAATGGCACATACAAAAGTTGAAAAAGCTCACTCTGACATTCATGGAGGAGCAGCAAATACATATAGCTACTCAGGGAGTTTTGATACGTTCAAAGCAACCGAGGTTGTAGTTACATTAGACGGTATAAAATTAACTTATACAGCGTCTACAATAAACGATTCCGCCAACCCCCGTCAATACTCTGTTGATTATCCTGCTAAAACTGTACACATTGGAGGTGCAAATTTATCCAGTGGTGATATTGTAATCAAACCAGAAACAGATTTAGGCAGCCCTACACCAAGAGCTACTTATAGTCCAGGTTCATCCATTACATCAGAAGATTTAAATAATAACCAAACCCAACTCCTTAGAAGAGCTATGGAGTATGAAGAACAGGTTATGTTTAAAACTGGTGGTACGATGACAGGTCACCTAACAATGGGTGAAGACCAGACAATTATATTTGAAGGTGCAACTTATGATGCAAATAATCTAGATCATCAAACTACTCTTACAGTAGTTGATCCTACTGATGCTCGTACTATTACCTTACCTAATGTATCTGGTACTGTCGTAACAACAGGAGATACAGGTACAGTTGCTACAGGTATGATTGCAACTGATGCTGTTACAGAAGCAAAGATTGCTGATAATGCTATAACTGTAGATCAACTTTCAAGTGGTGCTGTAACTACAACTATTATACAGGATCTCGCTGTAACAACAGCTAAGCTGGGATCTAATCAGGTTACAGCTGGAAAACTAGCAACTGATGCTGTAGAAACAGCAAAGATAAAAGATCATAATGTAACTACAGCTAAGATAGATGACTTAAATGTAACAACAGGTAAGATAGCTAATGATGCAATAACTATCGGTAAGATAGGTTGTGAGCAAACTACAATATCTGACAGTGACTCACATATTCCTACATCAGGAGCGGTTGTTGATTATGTAACAAGTATAGTTTCACCTATTGGTGGATTTGAAGTTATAGCAGATGATGAGTCTTTTCCTAATACAATCCCAGCAGCTGGTGTTGTAATTAGTATAACTGATGCAGCTGGATTACAAGTTAACTCTAGTGGTGTCTCTACTAATGGAGATGCACTTGATAACTCAACTATAACTATTAATGGATTCCCTAGTGAATTAAGAGGTGGAGTTGGTACAAACCCTGATCCTTATGTGTTCCAGTCTGGTGCTGGTTTAATGGTTCAGTCTACTGGTTCAAGTCATACTTATAATTATCACCAAGCAATGATCAGGGAATCTGATTTTGTACAGTTAAGTGATGATATAAATGACTTTAATAATAGATACCGTATAGCTAGTGGAGAACCAGGAAGTAATAATGATGATGGTGATTTAGTATGGGATACTACTGTTAACCGGATAAAAGTATATAATAGTTCGACAAGTGCATGGGAAGACCTACACTCAGCTGGTGATTTTAAATCTCTATACCTGTGCCCTGCAGGTGGAACTGGAGCTCCTACTTTAAATGGTAGTATTGCTACATATGACTTAAGAGAATCAAGTAACTCAGGTGATGTAGCTAATGTAACTAGAGCCCAACAATTAATAGTTAGTGTTAATGGTGTAGTCCAAAAAGCTAATACTGGTACTAGTGCTCCTGCAGAAGGTTTTGCATTAGTAGATACTAATACTATTATATTTGGTGCAAATCTAGCTAGTGGTGATTCAGTATTTATTGTACAAATAGGTACTAATATAAGCCTTTCTGTACCAGCAGATGATTCAGTTACTGGAGCTAAGATAGCAGACGATGCTATCAATTCAGAGCACTATGTTAACGGATCAATCGATACAGATCATTTAGCTGGCTTAAGTGTTACTGGACCTAAGATAGCTGCAGATGCTATAGATGGAACAAAGATAGCAGACGACGCAGTTGGTGCTGAGCATATAGAAGTACTAGATGCAGCTCTTCAGTTTGGAGATGATGTCAAAGCTCAGTTTGGTGCTGGTAATGATTTAAATATTTATCATGCGAATTCTGGGACCGTAAATATAATTGAAAGTACTAATAATGTTACAGAAATACGACCTAAGACAGGTGAAACTGGTATTCAAGTTTCCCCAGATGCTCATGTAAAGCTTTTTCACAATAATGTAGAGAAGCTTGCAACTTTTGCTGATGGTGTGTCTATTACTGGTCATTTAGATGTAAATGATAGTAGTTCACTTAGATGTGGAACAGATGCAGATATGCTTATTGGGCATAATGGAAGTGATGGTTCTATCCGAAATGGTACTGGAGAATTATATTTAAGATCTAATGGTATAAGATTAGTTAATGAAGCTAACGATGAAACATATATCAAATGTATTGATAATGGAACCGTAGAACTTTATCATGATAATACTAAAAAGCTCATAACCACCAATACAGGTGTCCAATTACAGGGTGCGACTTCAAAAATAACAAGATCAGCTAATAGTGATGATCCCGTTATTGAAATAACTAATTCTCAATATTCTAAGTCTCTTTACATCGGTGGTAATTCTACAACTAATAGTTCTGGTATTAGTAGGATAAGAAACTCAAATGATAACTTACATATAGACTGTGGTTCAGCAGGAGTAACTTATCTAAATAATTATTCAGGTACCTTAGTTTACATTAAAGGTATGATACCTGTTGACAACGATACTTATGATCTTGGGTCTAGTTCCTATAAGTGGGATGATATTTATGCAACTAACGGTACTATTCAGACTTCAGATAGAAATGAAAAGAATACAATAGTTGATTCTGATTTAGGTTTATCATTTGTAAATAAATTAAAACCTGTATCTTATAAATATAATGGTAAGACTAGAACTCACTACGGTCTGATTGCTCAGGATGTAGAAACAGTATTAACTGATATAAGTAAACCTACAACTGGTTTTGCTGGTTTTATTAAAGAAGCTAGACCAGATGAGTTTTATAAAGAAGCTGATCCTAATATTCCAGATGGTAAGAGTGAAGGCGATTTAAAAGCTGCTGCTCATACTGAATATGGTCTTCGTTATGGAGAATTCATATCACCATTAATTAAAGCAGTACAAGAACTATCAACAGAGGTAGAAACATTGAAAACAAAAGTAGCTGCATTGGAGGCTAAATAACTATGGCATTAACAACAATTAAAACTACAGCTATAGCCAGTGACGCAATCAATACAGCAGCTATTATTGCTGATGCAGTTACTGCAGCTAAAATTGCAGATGATGCAATTGGTTCTGAACATATAGAAGTATTAGACGCAGCTCTACAATTCGGAGATAGTGTTAAAGCTCAGTTTGGTGCTGGAAATGATCTAGACATCTTTCATGATGGATCTAATTCATTTATAGATGATACTGGTACTGGATCATTAGTAGTTAGAAGTAGTGACTTTCTTATTAGAAGTCCTGCTAGTGCTGAAGTAATGGCAGACTTCCATCAAAACGGTGCCGTTGAACTCTATTACGACAACTCAAAGAAGTTACATACTTTCAGTGGTGGAGTGAAATTTTTCGGGACATTAGAGGCGGATGATGATGACAAAATAAAACTTGGTGATAATGCAGATCTAGAAATCTACCATGATGGAAGTGATTCATGGATCCGTGATACTGGCACAGGAAGATTATTAATTGATGGTTCAGAAGTACATATAAGAAAGTATGGTGCTGCTGAAACTATGGCTAAGTTCATAGAAGATGCAGGTGTTGAACTCTATTACGATAACAGTAAGAAATTTTTCACGGTCTCTGGTGGTGCTCAATGGGATGGAGATTTATATGGTTTAGATAATGATCGTCTTTCACTTGGTAGTGGTAATGATTTATTGATATGGCATGATGGAACGGACTCGTTTATACAAAACGGTACTGGAAATCTTGCTATTAAAGCAAAAACAGACGAACATGGAATTATTATAACTCGTGACGGCTCAGTAGATCTCTATTACGATGGTACTAAGAAGCTTGATACACATAGTCAAGGAGTTAATTTCTACGGAAGTATCGCAGGTGATGATGGTGATGAAGTTAGATTAGGAACTGGAGATGATCTAAAGCTATACCATGATGGATCTAATTCATACCTAACAAACGCTACTGGTGATCTTCAAATTGAATGTAGTGGAGATGATCTAAATTTAAAATCAAATGATGATTTCAGTTTAAAGGTTCAAGGTGGAGTAGAAAATGCAATAGCAGCTATAGGTAATGGAGCAGTAGAACTCTATTACGACAACGCTAAGAAGGTTGAAACCAGATCAGACGGCTTACAAGTAGATGGAACAGTAAGACTTCCTTCTGATTCTTCTAAACTTTTATTGGGAGCAGGTCTGGATCTAGAAATCTACCATGACGGTAGCGATTCATGGATCAAAGATGCTGGAACTGGAAGACTATGGATAGCTACTAATTTACTTCAAGTAATTGATAGCACAACTAACGAAACCATGTTGAAGGCTACTGAGAACGGTGCTGTAGACCTCTATTACGATAATGCTAAGAAGTTTGAGACAGTCTCTGGTGGTGTCGCTGTTACTGGTACATGTACTGCAACAGATTTTGCTGGAGATGGTTCTAATTTAACTGGAATTACTGCGAATCACACAGGTATAGACTTCAACGATAATGTAAAAGCTAAGTGGGGAACTGGAGATGATCTAGAGATTTTCCATGATGGTACAGGATGTAATATCAGAAGTACATCTTCTAAATTAGAAATAAGAAGTCCTGATTTATTGTTACAAAATTCAGGAGCAGAAAAATACTTTAGAGGAGTATCAGATGGAAGCGTAGAACTCTATTATGATAATGTACTGAAACTTGATACTTCAAGTACTGGACCAAGGGTTTACGGTAATCTCCGAATGGAAGGAGATGATCGCAAAATCATATTAGGTACTGGATCGGACCTACAGCTATGGCATACAGGATCAGCTAGTGTTATACGTAACACAACAGGTAATTTAAGTATACAAACTAGTTCAAATTTATGGCTAGAAAACGAAGACGGTTCTGAAGTCTATATTAAAGCTATTAATGATGCAGCTGTAGAACTTTATTACGATAACGCTAAGAAGCTAGAGACAAAAAGTTTTGGAGTTGAGATGCATGGTCGTCTAGCTTTTGTTGATAATGACAAAGCTACATGGGGAACAGGGGATGATCTACAAATTTACCATGATGGATCTACAAATATTATTAACGGTGTTAACGGTAATTTATCTATAAGAACTGCTGCCGCAGATGCATCTGGAGAAAATGCTATTTTAATAGTTCCAAATGGAGCTGTTTCTCTATATTACGACGACAGTAAGAAGGCGGAAACATATAGCAATGGCTTTAAGATTAATGGTCAACTACAATGTGAAGGTGACGTAAAGTTTGATAACCCCGATAATTCTGGTAGAGATGTCAGATGGGATTCTTCAGATGAT